TATTCCGCCACACACTGCGGAACTTTGACTGGTTTTGGTTTATCTAGTTGTTCCAAGTCTTGCAGAAAAATTTGACGAGCTAGTTCTGCTCCTTCAGCATTCCATACACCCTCAAGTTTTTTATATTTCTCAATCAATTCCTGCTTATTCATCTTAGTTTCCTCCATAAATCAAATAAACTGCAATAACTACCTGAGACATTCCTGGCGAATAGCCAACCCAATCATCAAACTCCTTAGATTTTGGCAACCAATCCTTAGTAGCTCCCAAATCATAGTCTGTAGGTTTTTCATCAGCGAAGATGCATTCCATCGCTCCCATAAACGTCATACCATCTTCTGCCATTTCCCAAAAATAGTCCGCCCGGTCTTTCACCGCTTGTGGTAAATCTTGCTTGGGAGGTTGCGACTTCCCGTCTTCTACCGTCCAGTTGTATACTTCATTAACTTTTTGCTTTAACTCTTCCATCATCTTCCAACTTCTTCACTTTCCGTCTTAATTCTCATTATCTTCCTCCTCAATTTTAATAACGGCCCTACCGTTTGGGTGTCGTCTTTGGTGTGATGTGTAAGTGTAATACTTTAACATCCTTTCAGTAATTCCTGTCTCGCTACTGATCTGCGCTAATGTTCCAAGCGTAACAAACACATCACCTTGATATAATGCGTAGTCAGCCATCTGCTCCTCATTTCTTCAAATACTCAGGGATTTCATGACCTCAATCTCAACCTCTATCCGTGGATTTAGACTGTAGAACTTGCCTACATCATGTAGCGCTATCTGACCGTCGTCCTGGAAGACGATCCCTGACATGCTATCATATAGCGCTTTTTCGTAGTTATCTATGTCAGGCTTTTTGCCTACTGGTATAATTTCATCCAGGAGGGCCTGTTGGTTCTTCTTGACTTTAGAAATGTACTGAGGAGGTTTGATATAAAATCTAAGCCGTGCCCTCAAAGCTCCCTCAAGGATAGGCTGACCCATGTACTGATTAGCAATGAGCAGCTGGCAATGATTGCGCCATGTTTTCATATCCTTGTCTTCGTAAGTTGTGGTAAAACTCCCACGTCTTGCAAACCTTGGCCGTGATTGAGGTTTAGGCTCAATGTTCAGGGTCAATTTCATTCAAGAGCCCCCTTAAATCCTGCCATCTCAAAGAGATTTTCTCTGTTTTCGTTTACGAACTCAAAGAATTTTTTAACCTCTTGTAGCGTCTTGATGTTGCTCTTGACTCGTGTTAATGAGGTGAAAAATACATCATTTTTGGGAATTGCCTTAACTTTGCACTTGTAGACCGGTTCAAAAAGGTCACCATTGTCATCTAGTGTAGGAGCCGTGTCTTTGTTATCAAAGCTAATGCTCATATCATAGTTTAGAGTCGTAACGACCTCTATTTTTTGTTTCTCAATGATGATAGCAATACGTTCTGTCGCATTGATTTTACTTGCCATGTTCTTTCTCCTGTTAAAAAAGTGTCGTTTGCAAAGGGTACACATCTTCAAACGGTACTCCAAGTCTTAGACAGTCTCGTTTGATGTCCAGTGTAGAGATGACGTACTTGACGCCGTTGTTTTTCTTGTCATAGTGTGGAAAAGTGTACCCGTCATTTTCAATTTTGGTTTTAATGTCCGTTTTGGTTTCAGGTTTCCAATCCACCCAATCCGTCCACTCCATTCTTGTCCTCCTCAAACTTTACAAACGTTAGCCAGTGTGTGGTGCCTCTTTGCTGACCAAATAAGGGCTTGAATGGTATCACCTCTAGTAATTTCTTTACATTTATCTGACGGTCAGACCATTTAAAGACTAGTGTGCCGCCAACTTTTAGAACTCTCAGACATTCTTCAAAACCCTTGGCCAAATCTTCCGACCAGGTAACTTTGTCCAGCTGTCCATACTGAGCTTTCATTATCGAATTAGGTCCAGCCCATTTTAGATGTGGTGGATCAAACACAACTAGATTAAATGTGTTGTCTTCAAAAGGCATGTCACGAAAATCACCGATAATATCAGGGTCTACATTGACCTTTTTGTCATGTATCTCAAATGTTTCTTGCCTAATGTCCATAAAAATTGTGTGACTTTCGTTTTTATCAAACCAAAACATACGACTGCCACAGCAAGCGTCAAGAATTTTAATTTTTGACATATATACCTCCTAAAACGGCAAACCGTCATTTGGGAGGTCAAAGGGGTTAGGATCGGTAAAAGGTGAGCTATTCCCATTTTGGAAACTGTTGCCTTGTCCGTGCTGACTGTTGCGACTCTCTAGCAGAGCTACACTCTCAGCGATTACTTCAGTCACATATCGACGCTGACCGTCTTTCTCGTAAGACCTAACTTGTAAGCGCCCTGTGAGGCCAATAAGTGAGCCCTTGCTGCAATACTGAGCAATGATGTCAGCTGTACCTCTCCAAGCTTGAAAATTGATAAAATCAGCCTCACGCTCTCCATTTTCGTTTTTGAAATTGCGATTGACTGCAAGCGTGCCCTGTAAACTAGATACATTATTAGGCGTTTTTCGTAGATCAGGAGGCGCTACAAGCCTCCCAACCAGTGTGACGTTATTGATCATCTGATTTGTCCCCCTCTAGTGCTACGCTCTCCCAAGAGATACCCTAAAAACATCCATAGGATAGCCATCCCAATCTCTTTGATAAAATCATTCATTATTTCTCTCCTTTGCATTCATAACATACATTTTGACCTACATCTTTTCCCTTGATTATTGATAAGCTACCACATTTCTCACAGCTGATTATGAAACCTAAACCATTTGAATTAATACTGCTTATATTGTTCTCTGAGGGAACTTTGTAAATAATCAATGCGGATGTATGCCAATATTCAGCACTGACTCCACTGTCAGCGACAGCAGACACATTTGATTGAAATTTGATGTCAATCAACTTAATGCCTGGATTTTCGGCAAGCCAGCTATTTATTTGGTCGTCAATCGCCTCATGATGTGGATAATCACATGAAAAAAATACGGTTTTAATCATATTCCCCTCCTGGATTGTGCCACCAGATCATCAGGTCTTCCTGATTATCTCTGATGTACTGCTCAAATATTTCAAAGTGGACGATAGCATGTTTTAAGCGTTGCATACCCTCTCCAGATTTTGAGCAAAAGCTGAAAACTTTAAAGACAGGCTCAATCATGTCAATAATTTCTACGACTTGGCCATTGAGGTTCCAGACGCTATCCTCTCCCACCTTAAAATCTAGGATAAACTCATCCCCTAGGTTGTGGATAACATGCAATTTCTTGCCGTCCGAGTAGATGGCTACGCTGTCAGATATTTTTCTGATGTCCATGGTTACCTCCCCATTGACTCTGGAGAAATATCCAAGATTTTTCTATCTCCAATTTCCTTTTTTCGCCATACAGAGTCGCTAATAGGTCCTCTATTTTTCCTATTAACTCATCAGGCACCCCATATTCAGCCAATTCTCCTGAAATTTTTTCAATTTCTGTCATACTTACCACCCACATTGTTCATTTAGTTCAGCCTGAGTTAATGGCTCGATACGTTGATAACCCCTGACTTGATAGTTCTTTTTAAAATCAAATCCGAGTTGACTTAGACCAGCCTTGAAACGGTCTTTTTCGGCTGTGTCTACAAAATACACCTCTAAAGTCATTTTTTGGGCATATCGTTTTAGGTCATTTTCAGCCCCTCTAAGAGCGTTAGGCTCATTTTGGAGGATTTGTCCACCGTCCAAGATTTTGCCCGTTTCTGGGTCAAAATTTGGGGTTTCCGTTGATTTTGGAGCCTGTTCTTGCTGTTTGGTTTGTTGGGCTGCTAAAAGTTCCTGACTTTCTCGCTCTGCTCGTTCTTGAGCCGGTCTGATTTCTTCCTTTTGCTTTTCAAACTCATAATCAGCTTTGATTTGTCCAAAGACTTCAGCAAGAGTCAAGTCTTTCAGCTGTCTAATGTAAGGTGAGTCAGTCATGCCATACTCAGCACATAACCCTGAAATAGCTGACTTGGCTTTTTCAAATTCTTGTTGTTTCTGAAATTCAAATGTGACCATGTCATCAAGTGACTTCATAGTGGCTTTTTTAAGCGTCACGCCATCTGCCATAAAATCGCTAGCTTTGACATACTCAAGGGCCTTTTCATCAAAGAGACGAGGATCCAGCATGTACTCAGCTGATTTGTTGGCTAGGTAGCCTTTGACTGTGTCAATTCGGACAGCCTTTTGATGTTCTTCAAACTCTTTGACATCACCAGCAATTTTGGTAATGATGTCTTTTAGAGGCTGGATGGCATTCTTGACATACTTGTCAAATTCATCAGCTGGTTCAGATAAGACTTTCTTATTCCTGATCCGTTCATCAGAAACCTGCTTGTCTAATTTTCGTAGATCGGCAAGTGTCTGCTTGTCATCCTTGATAGTTGCAGCCGTAACCGTGTAATTTTGATACTTTGCTACAACCTCATTGATATTCTGCTCAAATTTCTCACGGTCAATGATTTCAACCTGTGCTTGTGTTACTTTTACCTGTAATTCTTGCATGTTGTCCTCCTAATATTCAAGTTCACCGTCTAGCAACTCGCCCTGGATTGGATCCTCATTTTGAGTAGGTTCAGGATCTGCATGATTTGCCTCTTGCTCTTTGTTGAATTGATCAATCTGAGCCATCTTGCGTGCTACGACATCCTCACGGCTCTCTTGAGGTGTGACGTCTTTGATTGCGTCAAATGTATCTCCACCATCGATGTCTGTATACATGTTCCCAAGTTCGTCAGGGAAAGCCTCTCTAAGAGTCTGCACTAGAGCTGTTTTTCTGATCATAGTGGCTGGCATTGATTTCCAAGTGCTCCGTGGATTGCCATTTCTGTCTGTTTTGACATACTCATTAAAGTCAACTGTGACCTTATATCTGTGTGAACGGTCTTTACGATAGACAACGGCCCAACCACCTATTAGAATGTCCTCAGGTAATTTAAGAGAGCCCTCAATCTCTATCATTTCTCCATTTCTCATGACAGTAATTCCAGCCTCAAAACCATCATATCCCTCACAACGTTCAGCACGTTTCATAAATGCCTCTTTTGAGACAATCAAGCTGAACTCTGTGCCGCTATTGTTTTGATAGGCTACAATGTAGACCTCGTTAGCAAATGGGTTAAGATTGCGACCTTTACACAAGGCTAGAGCCTGACCTACTTGTTTTTCAGTCAGTAGGTTTTGTGGGTCAAAATACTTTTTGATGTCTGCCCCAGTCAATAAACTTGGATCAGTAGTGATGTCACGTTTTATCTGTGTTGCTAATTGATTATTAGTCATCTTGTTTTCTCCTATGTGTTCATGTCAATTCTGCGTCTAGACTTACTATTTAAGTCATCTAATTCATTTTTGTAATCTTGAATAAGTTGCAAATTCCGGTCAATGAAGCGTTCTACAACTTGACCTAGAAGTTCTTGTGTTGTCACGCCTCTCAATTCAGCAAGAAGTCTGATATATTCTTTTTGTTTTTCAGAGATCTCTGCTCTTATGAACGACTTTCCTTTATTGGTCATCTGCGTCATTTTTTTCTCCTTTAGGCTAGCAATCTCCTACATAGATCCATTGACCAGCGCTGAAAATCCAATCAGCTGGGTCAAGTTCTTCTCGTTCTTCAGGCGGTTGCATTATATCTCTGTCATAATTAAACATGAGCATACACCTTCCCAAGCTCCAGAACTCGTTTCACATATCTAGCCTTGGATGTTAGCCCAAGATCCAGCAATTCGTTTTTTTCTTCATGATTGGCCAAAAGCCAGACACGGTTTTCAATTTCAATCTTTGTCATCTTCCTGCTCCACCTCTTCAATTTTCACTTCGCTATTTAGACGTTTCATGGCTTCATCTACCGACTTGCCGCCCAGGACGTCCTTGAGCATGTGGCTTACATCGTGCATTTCTTTCTGAAGCTGTTTGATTTTTTTGATTGTTTTTAGTGCTTTAAACATATTGTTCTCCTTTTATTCTCCTACTTTCCAAATTCGGCAACGTGACTCAATTTCTGGTAGTTTTTCATTTTGATAAACCCAATCGTTACCATGAACACCTGATGCGATGTAAGATATAGATTTTAAGTAATCAATCGCTTCTTCTTTTATTCCAAAAACTCTTGCAATATAGTCTTGGTGCCCCGTCGGTAAGAAATCACGTCCAATCAAACTGAAATCCTCGTTTCCAGTTTCAGTATTCTTGACATAAATCGATATAATGTACATCTACATTTCTCCTTGCAGTCTAGCCTTGATATCAAAGTTTTCTTTGTACTTGTAGGCAGCAAGCTCCTGCTTCAAGTCATGGTTTTCTTGCTCACGCATAAAGCGACGTTTGCGCTCTTCGAGAAGGTCATTGCTAACCTCAATAGCAACCTCTCTCCAGTCAAGGTTGACTGATTTAATAACACCTTCGAGTCTGAGTTTTAATTTAGTAAGTAATTTCATTAAGCTACGCCCTCCTCGTTAGATTGCTTGTTCATGCCTAAAATAATGTCATAGTACGAATGACCAGCAGGGATGACATAGCCTGTCAAATCATCAACTTGAGAACCATCTGCCATGATGTTTACAATCCGTGGCTCCCATTCCTTTTTTACTGTTTTCATGATATAATTACCTCGTAAAGTATTTTGCTTAGTCCCTCAATGGAATTGCCGTTCCAGAGGGGCTTTTGTTTTTATCCTGTCAAGTATTCCTGATTAAGGAACTTATTGATAAAATACTGTTGTCCTTTGCCTGTGACCTTTGGTGTCTTGTTCACAGTGATATGTCCATCTGCGTGTTGCACGTTTGTTTCCATGATTTCAAAGAGTTTCAAGTCCATGCTACGTTGGGTTGGCACGTTCCAATCTGAGCCTTTGCGCTTAATCAGGTAGCCATTTTCGCGCATCCAAGAAAAGAGGCGATTGGCACCGATTTTGTAGCCGTTTTGGCTAATGAGCTTGGCAAGTTCGCCAACCAAGATAGATGTATGGCTTGCACTTACTGCGTCTGCAAATAGCACCTTAGGACGGTCAGCCTCAATCTGAGCCTCTAGCTTGTGGACTTTCTGATCAGCCATGAGCAATGCTCTTGCCATGATTTTCTCAGGGCTATTAAAGTCTTTTTCTACTTGGATAAAGTATTGTCGGACTTGCTTGCCTCTCTCCGTCCGCTGGATCATAGCAATTTCCTTGGCCATGTCTAGCTTGATGATGTGGTCAGTAGCTTGTCGCCCTCCTGTACTTTTTCCCAAATTTGGGAGAAAGTCCTGACCTTCTGTAAATCCGTATTCCTTCATACGGTCAAACCATGTTGTATATCTTGAATTAACACCCAGCGCCTCATGTAGTTGTCTTCCTGACACTACTGGCTCCTGATTGTCATTCAGGGTTACGTTGATGAGTTCGTTCATAGTATTCCTTTTATTCCTTCCTCCTATTGAGTTACTTGAGAAGTATCATGAATGGCTTCATAGCTAAGACGCTTAAATTCTTCTAAGTCTATCTGAAAATTGATAGGCTTTTTTTGTAAACGCTCAAGAAAACTAGTGTTTCTTAAAAGTTTTTCAACTAACTCAGGGTC